CCTGTATATTAAGATTATATTTAGATCTAGAGTAAAAAGCAACCGCAATTTACTCAAAGTCAAAAAGTTTGTTGAATGTATTGTCACTGCGAGTTGAACTGATGTCCCATTCCAAAACACCAATAAGGTTTCCTAACTTCTCATCTATCACTGTGGTTTCCATCTCTGCATCATTGAAAGGCAGATCTTTGAACCACTGCGGTAATCTCAGTTCATCCACAGGATAGGCCACGGAAGTATGCCCCATGGGATTGTCTTTGATCTTGCACACAATTACTTTCATGCCATCTACTATCTGCATTGAGTATTTGTCATCCATCATACGCTTGAGAGTGTTCCAATTTAGACTAGCTCTAACATGTCCGGGCATGTTAGTCTTGCCTGCTTTCTTTTGTTTGGCAGCGTATTCTGTGATATTGTTGGCTCGCTTAGGTGAGCCCTTTTCCCAGCCTGGTCGAGTTTTAAATTCTGTGCGGAAATCGGTGATATATTGCAGTATCTCTTCTTTGGTCACACCAGTTAGTGTTTTAGTCAGTACCTCACTCAAGAAGTCTTGTATAACAACCGGGGTATCTGAACGCTTGAGGTCAAGCCCCATGGCTTTGATCTTGCCCGGCTTGCCTTCTGTGTCTGCTCGTTTGCCTTCTTTGTCGTAGTAGAGCACTGCATATCGCTTTTTGGTGATGAACAGTCCTTTGCTTGCAACAATTTCGCGACCTGCTTTGATGACCTCGGCTCTGGTTCGAGGAACATGAAATGCATCCTGCATGAATTTGACAAATGTGCCATTAACAGTTTCTCCTATGGTATCATAAAGTTCAATCACTGATTCTCTATTCCAGGGAATCAATCCTTTCTCAATGTCTTTTTTCAGTGTGGCATACGCTGAAAAATAACAAGAGTCTGTGTCACCGTAGATCACTGCTCGACCAATGTGGTCATACTCTCCGGTGATAATTTCATTAACTTTAGATGCCATGTGTTTGGCAATTTGTCGACCAGTTAGCGTGGTACTCTGACCAATTCTGTTATCAAAGAATCTACAGCCCGGATTTAAAATCGCACCATAGAGACTGTTTAACAGAATCTTTTTGACCAACTGTCGCTTGTCCCAGTATTCTTCTTCAATCTTATTACCTGCTTGGATACAGTCTTTGAGCTTGGCCTGCATTTCTTTGCGTTCTTTGTACCAACGAGCCAGCAGTCCCGATATCACCCCTTCAGTCTCATAAGTGAATATGGTACCGTTGGCTGAGATCACCCAGGGTTGATTGCTGTCAAATATAAGATCATAGGCCTGTGCAGCACTCAGTGTATCAGAGCCACCGCCTTCCCAATCAACAATGACTTCACGTCCTACTTCACGATTCATCACAGCAGCGTATTCAAGACTACCGAATATACCTTCCCATGCTGCGGCAAATGATTTTCCTTTGGCCATTTCTGCAGCAATGTAGTCTTTGGTTCCATCCTGTCGCAACTGCCCCACAATAGTTTCAGGACCCATGTTTAATGCTCGAATCGCTGAAGGATACAAACTGTTAATGTCCAGTGATCCAATCCATTCATGTATGCCTTTCTTGGGATATGCAACATAGGCGCCTGCTGCCTGAGTGTCTATTCCGTCGCGGTTGATCCGATTAGGAACTATCATGCCTCTGCGATGTGCTTCGTTGATGATAGCTTGTTCGGTTACCGCTACAGCTCCCATGGTGGTTGCTAACAAGACTGTGTTTTCGTGTGCAATGGTATTGGCCAAGTCGATAAATTTTAATTTTCTATCAAGTTTCTCAAGAAGCATGCAGTCATTGATGTTGTATTCAATGAATGTTTTGAAGTCATTGTTGTATAATTGATCCAATGTACCTTCGTATTGTGTTTTACGCTCACCTAATTCGTATTCAGCAATGGCATCCAACCGATATGTATGGCGTTCTTCATAGGTGTACTTGCGATATAACTCAAGACTGTCTATATGCACACGCCCGTGGAAGTCATAGGTGGTAGCAGTTTTACCAAACTTTTCATATTCACGTTTCTTAGGAAAACAATTCCACAGACAAAAACGTCTAGTATCTTCTTTGCTGAGTACTTTGATCACACGATTCACAGTGTAAGGAATATCAAAGCCTTCTGAATTCCAACCACTTAGTACATCTGACTCTTGTATTAGATCCAAGAAAGTATTCAACATGTCTGCTTCGTTGTCAAACAGCATGGTATTGGGAAATTCTGCGACTGCTCTAGTTGCTTCTTCCATGCTCATGGTCTTAGGAGGAATAGCCAAACACACCATGGTCTGCATCCATTGTAGGTACACAGCAATCGCAGTAATGGGCATGAATGGTTCATCAGGTGATGCATATCCACGTTCTGGATCAAAGTCTACCTCAATGTCGAAAAATGCTACATTTAGTTTAGGAGCATCTTGATTGAGATAATGATCTTCAAGACATCTATAGATAGGATTGATGTCTGACTCGTGAAGTTTCTTGTTTGAATGTATGGCAAGTTCTTTGCGATGTTCTTTAACATTCTTTGAACTTACACGACTAAGGGGTTCACCCTTGATGGATTCGAACTTGCCTTTGGGGTCGTTGTAATAGAATAAATGTCTGGCAGGATAGTCTTTGAAATGCCTCTGCCCTTTGTCGTCACGTTCAACGACACGGATAGTGTCATTGTCGCGATCGTAGTATGCGTCCACGAAACTCATTTTTTCTCCTATGCAATTTTAGGCTTGCAAATACCAATGTGCGGTTTATGGCCCGCCTACCTTCTTTAATTAATTAGCATTCTTGCTAGGCCGAACGTATCGATCGCGGTTAACAAAATGTAATTGGCCAGCATGCCAAACGATTTCCTAGTATACGCAGCCCAAGCATACATGGCACAGCCACTAATCCAGATAGGATACAATGCAAGTAGTGGCGGATTAGGTACAGTGACAGCCATGGTGATTGCACAACCAATACTAACAGCCCAAGCCAGCAACTCAACAACAAAACGGAAGCTGTTACTATGCCAATCTTCTCTGATCCAATCAAAGGTCGGTTTTAGTAATTCATTCATTCAGGAAGTTTCTTAGTAACACCGAGAATCATTTCAATCTCGCTCCACTCTGCCTCATGGTCTTTCCAATTGTCTTTGTGTGCGATACGTATGGCTTTATTGATCCAACTGGGTTTGATTTGTAATTCTTCTGCCACTGCTTTAACAGTTTCTTTAAGACCTTCGTTGAGATCTTCTACTTCACGAAGCACATTAGATCCTTCGTTGATCAATCTTTCAAGTTTGGCTTTTTCTTCCGGTCCATACATTTTTGTCATTTGTTCTCTCCTATATGACTATTATATAGTCATAAAAAAAGCCAGTCAACCTATGACTGGCTTATATTTACCAAATGATATGGATTTATTTAATACGAGCCGCCTTTGCTCATTCCAATTTGAGACAAGAACATAATACCTAGTACGCCTGGAATAATTAACCAAGCTGGTCCACCGATCAGTCCTGCGATTGTTGCGGCTGTGCCTCCTAGTGCTCCTGTTAAACTTAGAAGTTTTTCACCCAAGGTCGCACTGGGGGAGTAGGCATCAATTCCGCCGATGGTTCCCATACCGCTCTTTGGATCTACTTTCTTTTGACCAAAGAAATCACCAATTGGACCTTCTTCGATGGATTCTGCAGCAGCGTCTGGTTTAGCACCCAGTGCCTTGGCCACTGCTTTGATATTTGCTAGTGTGAAATCACTTTTGTCTGCACGGTCTTTGCCTAAAACTTGTCTAGCAGCATCTGCCATTTTATCTTTTTCTTGATCTGAAAGCTTTGGCGCCAGTTTAGACATTAGTAGGCTTTTGACTTTGTCCATCATGCCTTCATCTAACTGTATCCGCCCTTCACTTAATTTTTTTTTTGATTCGCTCAGTACATCGTACATTTCAAACACGCCGCCGTTGCGTTCATATACCAATCCTGCGTATAGGTCAGCTTTCATGCCTTCGCCTAGTTTGTTCTTGGCTACACGCTCGGCCCAGGTAAACAGAGCTTTGTCTACAGGATCGATTTGTTGTTGGCCACCACTTTCTTGAACTAGTTGGACCATCTGTTTGAAAGATAATTTTGTTTCTACGCTTTCTTTAACAGTTTTCTTCTTGCCCTTTGGCATCATCTTGGATTCAGTTTTCTTACCAAAGTATTTGGCCTGCTTGTCGCTCATGCCTTTCTTGCCGCTTGTTTTCTTGCCGGTGTTGTCATCTTCGCCTTTCTTCTTATCGGCCCAATCTGGAACACCGTCGCCGTCTTCATCTGGCTTCTTTGCTTCATCCATTTTCTTTTTCTTAGCATCGGCTTTCTTTTTGTCAGCAGCTTCTTCTTTCTTGGCTTCAACCATCTTCATGAA